TTGAGAATTGATTTAAAAAATGAATTTAAAGATCTGCCAGCAAATACGATTGCTGAAAATTTGATTAGATTAAGAAAGTTAAATAATTTAACTCAAAAAGAATTGTCACTAATTATAGGTATTAGCAAATCAAGTATATCAAAATATGAGCGTGGAGAGCTGTTCCCCACAAAAGAACAATCAATGAGGCTAGCCAGTTATTTCAATATTAATAGTAAATATTTTTATGATCCGTATCTAGAATCTATGGATAACTTTCATCAATATTTATCCACTTTACTTAATAAAAATATCCACATTAATAAGTATAAGCTGTGTAAATCTTTGGGTATATCTAAAAGAACTTTATATAGATATTGTTATGAAAATAATGTGCCATCTAGAAATGTATTTGAAAAGATGAGGAGTTATTTGAATACTTAAAATTAATATTTATTCTCTTAAAATCGTGTTAATCAATTATTTTATTGGAATATATTTTTATAACTTCATGTATATTTTATCTTAATAGTGTTAAGAATTAAGATACGATTTCCTATTTTTTAATAAATAAAGAGATAGCTTTGGACATTACTCTCCTAATATTTTTTTGCTATCTCTTTTTTTGTGCAAAAAATAAGGGTAATAAAGATTTCTCTTTACTACCCTACAAGACTTAATGCTTAAAAAAGAATCTTGTAATTATCTTGGGAGTCTAACGCTATCTACTATCGCTGTTAGCTTTGTGTGTAACATTATAATACCATAATTTCATAAATTATACAAGACTATTTTTATCTGATTTATAAGAATTATTATATTAAAACAAAAAGGTAGACTAAGTATTCTACCTTTACTAAACAGAGTATATGCAATTTAGTAATAATCATTATACCATATTACTTTATATCATAAAACCAGCTTCCCAAAGTTTCTTTTAGCTCTAGGCATTTGCTCATAGATAGATTCTGAGTTTCAATCCATACCCCTTTTTCGTTTCCCCTAAAATAACATCTAACTCCTTTAAAATATTGGAGCACATAATCAGCATCAACACCATTAAAACTATTATCTCCTTGATAGCCATTAGGTAAATAGTTTGTAACAACATATCCAGTGTTTTTATTAAATATTCCTTCATTAAACTCATTCATATCGCAGTCGGTATTTATTCCGCTTACAGATCCTGTTTCGCTATATTGGTGTCCTACTCTATTAGTGAATAAATTAGAATTTAATTTCCATGGATCATTATTATAGTTTGCTTCCCATAATGGATAATCAGCAATTCTATTATCTAAGTTATCCATAAAACTAGTATAAGTATAAATACCTATTTGCATATTAGATAGCTCTTTAAATCTAGAAATAAATCTTAAAATATAATCCACTGGTCCATCAAAATTAGTTTCTATATCTAGCATCGGAATGAGATCACTGGTTTTATCTTTTATAGCATTATAAAAACTATTGGCTTGAGTTTCTGGCTCACTAGTTCCAACTAAGAAATGGTAGAACCCTGTTTTTAATCCTGCGTAATGTGCGTTAGAATAATTTGTATCTAAATAGCTATCTTTAAACGTTGTTCCTCCTGTAGCTTTAATATAAACAGCTTCTACTCCTGCTGTTTTTACTTGGTTAAAATTTATATTTCCGTTATGATTACTTATATCTATACCTTTCATTTATATCTTCCTTTCTATAATAAAAAAATAAGAACAACCTTAAAGGCTACTCCAAAATTACGCTTGCACTGTTTGCTGCACATCTACGTTTACTGTTGCTGCTGCAAGCGATTGAAATTTGCTTAATTGATCTTTTAGACTTGCGTTTTCTGCTTGTAATTTAGTATTTGATTCTTGCAATTCCTTCATAATTACGGAATTATCTAATACTGCTTCCTTCCCCACATTAACGCTTCCTGCAACTGCTTGCCTAAAATATATAACATCTTCCTTAGTTAGTTCTGGAAATTTAGCAAGCAATAATTTATCGAATTCTTCAGTTTTACTTCTAAATGTATCTTCAATTTTTTCTGTAATCCTAAAGTTCTCATCTACAATGCTCCATGCCTCTCTAGCTGCTGTCATGTATGTTTTATTTTTTAATATACTTATTACTAGTCCTAAAATTTGTTTTATCATTTTACATACCTCCAATTATTTATTAAATATTCCTGTTTGAACTGCATAAAAAAAGAAGCTTATTAAAGATCCTCCCATTGCAGTTATAAACCACTTCATCATGCTAGTTAAGTTTTTAAGATTTTCACATAGATTTTTAAGCTCTGTCTTTAGTTCTCTCCCATCCTGTTCAAGCTTATCAATCCTATCCCCATGATTATTAAGCCTTCTTTCGTGAGTTTCAATTTTGTCTTTTACTAATTCTTCATTCATATTACACCTCTTTTTATTAGTTATTTTCATATAGCAAAAGACACCTACATTGTTGTAGATGTCTTTTACCCCACTTAATATTATAAATCATTCTAATATTAATTTTTTATAGTTATTATTTAGGATTTCTAAAATTTTAATATAAATACATTACTGGCCTTTTTGCTTAGTTATTACCGCCTAGTTTCCTAGGGCGTAGCAAAAATACCGTAAATTCATTTTATTGAATAATACGATATTTAAATTTGTATTTTTCATATTTAATGTAAATCTAAGCCCATCAGTTCTTAACTTATAGCCACCTGTCATTGTATTTGAAACCATATAGCTTCTTATGCTTATAAATACCACAATCCATACATTTACTGCCAAACTTGTTTTTTACATTACTATTATTATTGCTGAGTTTCTAATTTCTGCTAAACTGATTAGCTTGTTGTACTACTTCAGCATTAGTATTTTTTACAATGATTGTATATGGATTATAATTAGACTTAGAATGGTATTGATCTTTATAATACTTCTCATCATATACTCTTACCTTTAGTATAGTTGTTGTTCCTTTTGAAAGACTAATATCACTACCTATATTATACGCTTTATCAGAATTTCCCACAAAGATTCTTACATTACTAGTATTTGCTCCTCTTATACCAGTAATTTTAATATCATCTGCTGAAGTTTTTACAAAATATATATCTCCAACATATAAATTATCAGATAATTTATCATTATAATTACTATCTTCGTAAAGATCTAAACTATCTGCATCTAAAGTTTCTAATTCCAAACTTTTTAATTTATCAGCATTTTCTGACGCAGCATATGCTTCTGTAGTAAATAAATTAGTATGCTTTGTTGCTGGCCTCATGGTAAAAAGCATTCCTACTGCAAATGCAAAGGTCATTGTTCGTTTAAGCTTTTTATTCAAAACTATCGTCTCCTCATTTTAATACAAAAATTCATATATCTCTTTTATAATGTAATTAATTTATTACAACATTGTCATTAGGGAAACTATAATTCCCTTGATCATTTTTTCTGCTAATACATTCTGTTAATGTAATATCCGCTGTCTGCCATCTTCCATCAAATCCAATCTCGGTATTTCCTTCTGCTGTACAATTATTAAGTACATGACTTAATGGAGATACGCTTAGTTTACCATCATCAGTTCCTCTACCTCCAAGTTTAAATCCATCACCCTCACCTCTTATTCCGTTTGAAATCCCATTATTTATAGCCTTGCATCTTGTAAATGTTACAGCGCCACCTGCATTAGTTAAATCATATCCATCATTTGCATTTCCCTCTGCTGTGCAGTCTATTAACTTATTTAATACACTTGCATAGGAGATAATTGCAAATCCATCAGCACTATTTCTTCTTATGTCTACATTGCCATAAGAAGAAACATTTGTTAAGGTATTATTAGCTGCTCCATTTGATAATTGTACTCCTGAATCTTGGTTATTATGCACCTTTAAGTTTGCAAGATTATTATTTGAACCTTCAATGTAGATTCCATTACCTACAGCATCATAGATCTCTAAATCTATAATAGTAGAACCATCGGTTTTAATTGTAAATCCCTTCCCACAGCCTTCAGAAGTTTGAGAAAAATCTATTTTCCCATTACCTGACTTTCCTGTTATTGTTACTCCTGCAGGTACATCTACTGAATTTGATTTTACAGTTCCAATAATATTAATAATATCTCCAGATTTAGCTGAAGCTAATGCATTTGATAAAGAAGTTCCTGAATTACTAACATCTATAGTGTTACTTGCATAAACGGGTAAATTGTTAAAAAATAAACTTCCCGATGCAGCCATTACTCCTAAAACTGCAATTAAGAATAATTTCTTTATTTTTTTCATAAAATCGCCTCCTAAAATGTTATATCGCTTAGTTATATTTAACTTAATTTTAATTTTTTCATACATTATACTTTATATCAATATTATGGTAACATTTTTTTTTGTTATTTTAAATACTTTTTATTAGTTTCTACATCACATCCACAGTATTTAATAATTATGACAAAAATATTTTATTCCGCATATTTTTCCTATGATGCGGTACTCTCTGTATTCAACTTATTGTCTTCAGTTACTGGTGTTATCATTTCCACAAATTCTCCATATTGTTCTGCTGTGATATCTCCGCCTGCTAAAAATATCTTTATCCTAGCTGTAGTCTCATCTACCTTTAGTGTATTATTAGCTTTGTCCCTTGTTATTTTGCTTTTTAAAATTCTCACTATTATTTCGTTCATTTTTACATTCCCCCGTTTATAATTTTATTTTGTTCTGATTGTAGAATTAAATCTTCTACATCAGCTATTGTTGTTACATTGTTGCCCAAATATGTTGATATATCAGAAACCCTAGCATTTAAATCATCATTTCGCTGGGCTTGTTGCTGTATTGCATTCAATTCTTCTTGTGCATAATAGATTACTTCGAGTTTCTTTGCAGTGACATTAACTTTATAAGATTTAGAATTATTTAATGTACTAGCCAAAGTTCCATATTCTAATTTTATAAAATCAATGTCACTGATTTGTTTATCTTTAAGTTCATTGTAAATATTAACGTCCTGTTCTTTAGTTGTCTCCAACTCAGTACTTTCACATTCTGTTGTAATTACCAGAACTTCTCCTGTTACTATTTGATAATATACCTTCGAACATATTTGATTAAATTTAGTCATATTTTCCCTCCTATCCTACAGCAAAATAAGTGCCTGATGTAACATTTTGAAGGTAATTAAACCCAGTTGATGTTATACCAAAAATATTTTGAGAGCCTATTGTCAACTTATCTCCAGCATATACAGTCCACATCCAACCATATTTATCTGTGTACATATAACAGCCACCATCTGAAGTTTTAATAACTAAAGCCTTAGGCTGAAATCCTAAATTTACTGTTGCATAATTATTAGACCAGGCATTGCTAAAAGAACCGTCTGCAATATGTAATTGTTGCGTTGTCCCAGCTACCCCCAATATACTTTTTCCGCTGATAATATTACTCGCCACAAAATTTCCATCCCAGGTAGATAGCTCAGGCTTATAGCCATTTACCGCACTGGTAAAAGCTCCAATTGATGGAACCCTAAAAACCAATGTCCCATTACCATCTGTCCACGTATCAGGTGCGTGCTGTGATGCCCCTAAATCAGGTAGGTTTCCAGTTACTTTAATACCATTAACATAAGCAGTTGTACCAGACAATAACTGAGACGTTGTAGCTAATGCATCAACTGTATCTACAACTGAAGATTTACCAGTAACTCCATCTACAGTAATGCCAGCTCTTATATTTCCTGGAACTAATAAAGATAAATCAAGACCTCCAGTTATACCAGTATCATTATCATTACTAAAGGTCGTATTCTTACGCACATCTTTCGCTAGTGCAGTTCCTTCCGCACTAGCTTTGATAAAAAAACAGTCACCAGTTGAGTTATACCAAACTGTATACGCCTTTCCTGATATTAAACTTGGTGATGTTGTCGTTCCTGGTTTATATAATTTTTTTCCACTTATAGTGGTTGCAGCTCCCCCATTGTTTGCACTTGATATAAAAGTTATTGGATATCCATTTACTAACGTTCCTTTGATTGCAAGTGTTATTGCTGTAGCTGAACCTCCTGCTGTTTGATACACCATATCTGACAAGTGCGTATCATGTTCTTTCATTACAGAATCAATTTTTGAAAAATTATCTATAAAATCTTGCCTTTTTACATTATCAGTTCCTTCAGGCAATTTTAAGCCATAATTAGTTGATAATTGCATTTAATCCTCCTCCTTAATCGTATACTTCTATTTCATCCCACTTAATACTTTCAGCATTGTTATAAGATAGGCTTTTGTTATCTAAATAATCCCAAGATGTATAAGTATACTTAAATACATATCCTAAATGAGCTGGTTTAATATCCTCTAACATATTGATGAAAGCTTGCATATTACGCGGAATTCCTTTAACTCCTATGAACTGCACTGTAAAAGAATAATTAGCATTATCTTCTAGTATATTTACTTCTCCACCACTAAAGGCTTCAGCTGCATTTTTTAACATTACTTTCGTTGCTGTTCCCTGTCCACGTTTTTTAGCTTTTAAAACTTCTCTTCTTTGTTCATAGCTTTGATTCAGATTAGTTTCAATTCCATATTCATTTTCCCAATAGGTAAGCCCCCATGTTGCAGTATCTATCCAAAGTTGATTCTTTATATCATTAATTTTATAATTTAATCTTCCAAGCTCCAGCGAATTAGAATGTTCTAATTCCTTCATAACTTTAGATGTAATATAATAATCAGGCATATATCGCATAAGATCAGGAGATATTAGTTTTATTTCATCTATGTTATCTTCTTCATTAATTCCATATTGGGTTGTACCATAATTCATGCTATACCCCCTCTAAATCATTCCACGACAATCCTTTTTTTAGATAAACCGAATCATGATTATGTGTGCTTGGACTTGCTCCAATATCAAATGGAGTTGGCTTCACTGAGTTAGAGTATAGTTCTATCCATGTTGACCACGAACTTCCACTTTTAGTTCGTATATAAACATGACCTACATTCACTGTCATTCCAAAACCTAATTGTGTTAAATAGCTTTCATCACCGCTACATATAACCATAAAATTAAACCACCCACTCGAATAAGGTCCATTTACAGGATTTTGTACATCATACCATCCATTAGCTACTATATTATTCAAATCAGTACTTGTATTTAGTCTTTGACCTTTTCCTCCTAATCCATATCCACTAGGTGCAAAATCACTGGAATGTTTTCCATCTAATTTATCTGCATTATCTATGATCCCATCGCTATTAGTATCATATATGCTTTTAAGCATATCACCATATCCAGCATTAGATATTTCGTCCTTAGTTGCAAATTTTGAATTTGCTTCTGATTCTGTATAATATCTATCATCATGAGTATGAGGCTTTGGAGCTTGACTATTTACACCATAACTATCAAGAGTGGCCACTCCACTAGCAGCTCCCATTTCACTTCTTTTTACTTGAGGGTCGTTAGTTACATTCCCCAATCCAACATCAGTTTTAGTTGTGCCATGTGGATTAGTTCCACTGGGATGTATATAAACTGTTTTTTCAGCACCATCTATCTTTATATTTCCGTTAGTTGTGCTTACTTCAACTTTGTTAGCATTACTACTAATCCCATCAATTTTGCCTTTATAGTTATTATCAAAATCATTTGTAGATAAACTCTTTCCAGTCATTTTATCTACCTTATTACTCACAGTATTCCATAAGGTTCTCTCATCACTTGTAATATGTTTAACACTATCACTAATATGAGTGTAAGCAGCATTCCAATATCCAATTAATGTGGCTGTTATTCCATCTATTACAGATTTATTTCCATGCTCATGCTTCTTATTATTTGTATCTGCTAAATTTGCTTTTTCTGTATCTGTATAATCATTGGTGCTAAGTCCCTTTCCTGAAACTTTATCAACTTTACCAGCTAACATTGTAGTCATAGTCGTAGCAAAATTAGGATCATTTCCAAGTGCATCTGCAATTTCTTTAAATGTATCTAAAACATTAGGCGCGTTATTTATTAATTCTGATATCTTTTGTAATACTTCATCCTTTGTATATCTATTAGATAATTCTGCATCTATAGAGCTTTCTTTGGTTTTAGCTCTATTTATCTCAAAATCCAGATTTGTTGTTAAAATAGACTCAGCGCTTTTTGCTCTTGATATTTCTGTATTTAAATTATCAGTCAGAACTTTTTCGGCCCCAGTAGCTCTATTAATTTCACTATTAAGATTTTCTTGAGTCTCAACGACTGCATCCTGAAGTTTATTAACATCTTCTGCCTCAACTTGATCTCCTAATGTTTCATAGCTTATATAAATCGGGCTTACATTAGAGTAAATTTTAATTATTGTTTTCCATGGAGTTAATGATGGAGTTGATGTAAAATATGCTTCAATCTTATTTCCTGTAAGTTTACTTCCTGTATAAACATTCAAAGTCTTTAGATTTACATTATCATGTTGTAGCTCTGATTCATAAACGCCGTTTAATACTTTAACAACTTCTTCAATTACATATATATTATTTTCAAGTTTATTGAGCTTCTCATGAAATTGAGTTACATTCAAATCACATCACCCCCAAATTTAAATTTCCCATTACTGCAATTTCTTCATCAGCTAAATTAATATTTGATGTTGCACCATTAATTTTTAAATCAGAATAATCCATAACTCCTTCAGTGCTTAATAATATTTTTCCTATCTTTGCTATACTTATATATGAAGCATTGAATGAAATACTTTGTAAATGCTCTAGTACCAATGTCTTAAAAGTTGTTTGTATTATTCCAAGATTAAATCCATTAGTTATACTCACATTTGCAGTTATATTTATTGCTTTTTCAATCGCTGAAACAACTGTTACAGTTGCCCCAATCGGTGCTTGTCCTTCACCCATTCCATCAACTGGATCGATATACTTTTTAACACTATCCACTAATGTTTTATCAGCTCCAGTCTTATTAGCATTTATAATAACGACTCTTACAGTTCCGTTTCCTGCCCAAAGTGGTACAACTCTTGCATCTCCAACGCCTGTTACCTCTAATGCCCAATTTCTATAATGATATTTATTTCCAGACGTTGCAGGAGTCTGAATTTTGGCATAATATCTTTTTCTTAACTCTTCATCTGTCTCTTCATTATATCCATTAGAAATAGCTTCTTTATTAATTACTTTTTGTAGTCCTGAAAGTGTCTTTGGAAAATATTTAATGGCTCCAACTGGTATATTACCTACTTCACCGTACTTTACACATTTTACTGAAACATCTATAATCCCACTTTCAGGTACAACCAATGTTTCTGTAAATTCAAAGCTAACACTATCGCTGGCTACGAGTTCACCTTTATTTATAGGGGAGCCGACTACTCCAATAATTGTAACTTTCCCAATAGATTGAGTTGTTAATTTACGTGTTAATCCAACATCTTTTACTACTTTATCAAGATCCTTTCCAGTCGCTGTTTCTGCAAATCTCTTATCTAATACGCCTTCAATTTCTGTATATGCATTTTCTAATTCAATAGCAACTGGTTTCTCAGCATCATACATGAACTCGCCTTCGCTTTTGTTATATTCATCACTTATATTGCTAAGTAATCTAGCTTGTATAACAGCTCTGCTATCACTCATTTTACGTCACCACACTTTCCGTGCTCGTACCATAAACACTTATAACATCAAAATTACAATTAAGTAACGTTTTATCTTTTTTAAATACAAAATTATTTACAGATTTTATATCAGAATTTCTTAGTAATGCTTCTGTAATTATTGTTTGAATCTGTGCTTGCTTATAAGGCAAAGGATATTCACTCATTATTAGATCTAGTAATGAATCAACGCCATATTTTTCAGAACCATTTGTATTATATATTTTGTATTTATTCTTATCAGTTCTTATAGTTTTTTGTATCCATTGCTTTAAAGCTTCATATTTGCTTACTGTTTCGACTTTTCCATCTTTAACATTAAAATCTCCTAGCTCAAAATTGAAACTAGGAGATTTACCACCACTATTTATTATATTTTCATTGTTTAATTGAGTTATTGTAGTAACCGCCTCTTGATTTGGAAACAAATGATATCACCTGCCTTTAAACTTTATCCACTGCCACATAAGCTTGACCGTTCGAAATAGGAATACATAAAACTTTATCATTTACACCTAAATCTCTATTAATAGAAAAACTTTTTTGCACCTGATCCTCTATAGTGATTTTTCCTTCTATACCTTTTAAGCTTTCACATATATATAGCTGCGCATTAATATCATCTTCTGTAAATATAGCAGCACCGCCAAATAAAGAAACTTTAATAGGATCTAAAGCAATTATTTTTCCAATCCTCGCCTCATTAGGATCTCTATTGTCTCTTTCCCTTAATAATTTCATTAAGCCTGTATCATATCTATCCATTTTATCACCTACCAAACAACTGTAATACTAACTTTGTGAATCCCATTTTCTAATTTATGATTTACATTTTTTATTTTATAGTACCCATTTAATCTCTTACCAGCAGTTAAATAAATCATTCTATTTGGTTTTACTAAGTCACCATTTTCAACAACAAACATATCATTTAAAGAACATGAATACTCTATTTTATTACTATTAGCTAATGTGTTATTTGCAATATTTTGAGCCTGAGCAACATTCTTATCATCTACAGTTAAATTATCGCTTAAAATACCATAAAAGCCTTGTTTACTTGTATCTTCTGCGACTGCTTCTACTTTTGCATTATCATCATTTCCGCTAGTAACAGTTATTTTATTTTTCATATTCTCCATAGACATTTCTATATCTATATCTTTAGGTAAAATTAATCTAGGAGTTATTTTCATTTCTGAAAGTTTTCTAACATATAAAACATTACCTTCAATTTCTTTAAAATATGTTGTTCCTTGGTCACTTTGTGCTTGATCTAAAATATCATCAATTATTTGTGCCATAGTAGTATTAACATATGTTTTACTTATCTGAGTAGGAATATCTGCTATAACGCAAGTTAAATAAGCTTCGCCAGCTAATGATTTCATTGCTTCATCTGCTCTTATATTATAAAACTGCTTAACTGATATCTTATTATTTTTTAAATAAAAACTATAATCCTGGCATGTATAGCTCCATGCCCATCTCCTTTGAACTGGCTTGAATGCAATTCCTCTAAATATTTCTAATGAATCATTAAACAGTTGTATGACTGTCCCTGTTGGAATTTCTTTTATGCTATCAAAAGTTAATTGACTACCTATATTATCAGTGTCTCCACCCCATGAAATAGTATTGCTATCTTTTATTATGTCTTGATTATTAACAACAAGTCTATACATAACACCACCTAACTTTCAATCCAAGCACCATCATCACCAAATGTATATTGAACATCATCTATTGTAGCCGTTCCACTAAAATACATCGCGCCATCTGAACCAAAGTAATACCATTTATCATTGTATTTAATCCACTCATTCCTAGCCATCATACAATTATCTTTTAGATAGTACCAATATCCTCCGTCTTGCAACCAACTAGATTGCCTAGCATAACCGGCAGTATTGAAGCTATACCACTCATTATCTATTAACTGCCAAGAGTCTTTATAATAATTTCCTGATGTATCCGTGTAGTAATACCATCCAGTTGAATCTTGTTGCCAACCAACCGCATAAACTTTAGCAATAGTAGTATTGTAATCTCTCCATTGTTTAAGTCCTAAAGTATATTCATAATCTCCATTTTTCATTATTTGAGGTTCAAATTTTTCAATACTAAAAGTATCATTCACATTGTAACCATCTGGAGTATTTATAACTAAGCGAATAGGCTCAGTATTTGTTTTAGCATTTTCAATTAAGTCGATTATTTCCTTTGCATTAACTTTACTTTTAGAAAAATAATACTTGCTCGCATCTCTTGGGAGCCAATCACTCCATGATCCTTGAAGCAGTCCCTTTTTCTCTATGAAGTTATATGGAATATCCCAATACGTTTCAAACTCTTCATTCTTACTCTCACTAGAAAATGCAGGCAGTTTGCTTGGTATTGTTGGGAATTGCAACACTTTTGTTCTGTTGTAATCACTTATATAGATATTATAATTACTCATAGCCTACTTTCCTTTCTAAGAATTAACCATTTGATAGTATAATTTATTAAAAATATGTTGTCCTACTTGATCTGCAAACTCTTCATTACCTATCATATTTCCTTGAACTGTCAATTGCACAATTATTGAAGCACCACTATTATTCAATATCTTATCTGTTTGACCTGCTGGAATAACTTTTGATCCACTTGGAAGTATTGCCATTTCACCATTACCAAACTCATTCATTCTAGTAGGGCCACCAGACCAATAATGTGTTCCTGTTGCATTCATAGGTGTTCTTGAATATACTGTATTTCCACTTTCATTAGTTACAGATGTAACTGTTTCATTTGTTGTTATATCAACTGTAGCTCCATCTAAACCAAGGAATTTTTTAAGCTTCCCCCATGCATTTTCTGCCCAATCACATATTTCTTGAAAATGCTTTACAACTTCATAGATAGCAAATCCTAAACCAGCTATTGCAAGTGTTACAACTCCAATTGGATTTGCATCCATCGCCACATTTAACAGCCACTGTGCTCCTTCCCACGCTGTAGTAGCATTTTGTATTCCCCAAATCATAAGTTCTATTGTTCCCCATGCACTAGTCGCGAATGTTGTAATCCCAATCCAAGTATTAACTCCAACAATAGCTAACTGCCATGCAGCAATTGCTCCAATTATGCTATATACAATAGGTTCAATTGTTGGCCAATTATCATTTACGAAATTAACTACTCCTGTAGCTCCGTCAATTATATCTTTAATTGCATCACTTACAGAATCCCAACTATCAGGTGTTACAGCTGAAAATGATGGTACAACACTATTATAAATGGTTCTTTCCAAATTAGATGCAGAGCCTATTAAATCGCCAAGTGAAGGCACGACTTTATCTATAATTGAACCTCCAACACTTAAAAAAGTGTCAGTTACTCCACTTACATCTTCTTTTATTTCAGGAATATTATTTCTAAACCAATTTGCAAAATCATTTAAACGAGGTAATGCAGCATCCGAAATTGGAATTAATACGCTTGTTTGAATATTACGTTTAATTCCCTCAAATGCACTACCTACATCGTTATATTTTATTTTATTTATTTGTGCTAATGCATCATATGTGTTGCTTATCTCTCCATCAACATTTCCTAAACTTTCAATTACGTTTATACCTAAATCTTCAAACTGAGTACCAAATAATTCAACACCTATTTGGCTTTGTTTTAAAGGATCTTTCATATTTGATAAAGCTGTAATAACATCCTCAAAAGTATCTTTTGCACTGTCACCACCTTGAGCAAATTTAGATGCTAAATCATCAGCGTTAAATCCAAGCTGAGTGAATCCATCTGCTGTTGTTTTGCTTCCATCTATTGCTCTAATGGAGAATTCTTTAATTGCATCACCGACTTTATCTAAATTGAATGCACCTTCTGCTGATCCGGCCGAAAGAATATTAAACATATCTTCAGCATTTAATCCGAGTTTTTTGAATTGCACACTGTATTCATTGATAGAATCTAACATTTCTCCACTAAAATCTAATCCCCCTTGTTTTCCTTGTGCAATTAAATTAAATGCTTCATCACCATCTATTCCAAATTGTTTCATTAAAGTTGATGCTGATCTAACAGATTCTTTTACCTCATATCCAAAAGTGTCTTTTAATGCTATTGCATTTTCAGTTAGTCCTTTTAAATCATCACCAGTATATCCTGTCTGCTCTCCTACTGCTTTTAACGCTTCACCTATCTCTTCGAAATTCTCTCCAAAATTATCATTGTATATATCCAGCATGACATTCTTCATTCTATCCATGCCAGTTTCAGCAAGTCCGCTAGATGTCATAACTCCATTTAGAGATTTTTGAAGTTCATTTCCGAAAGTAACAGTTTCAACTATACCTTCTTTCATAAACTCCCATATATCCATACCAGCACCAAATCCAATTCCCCTGAGCATAGATTCTTTAACAGTATTAAAAGCTTCACTAACAGTTTTTTTCATTTTAACAGCCTGGTCTTCTGTATCCTTCATACCAGACTTAAATCCCTGAGTATTTTTAGCAACATTTTGAATAGTATCACTAAAATTATCTTTCAAATTTAATATGGTATTAATTACTTTTGATGACAAATTATCACCCCCATATTAATTTTTCTGTGGTTTAGTATTCATTAATTCATTTTTATAAATAACATATTCCATTAAAAGCTCTTTTTGAGACTTAGGTAAACTCCATAAATATTCGAGGGAATGACCACATTCAAAGAAATAACCTAGCCAAAATAATGGTCCTATTTCTCCTTTGCCATTCCCTCTTATTAGTTTTTTAATTTTTCTTTAGTCTTTTTGCCATCACCAAAAGCTTCCTTTATCTTTTTAGCTATACCAGCTAAATTTTCAACTCCAAAAGCCTTAACTGGTGCATCTAAAGGATCTTTTATTCCCCATGCTTTATGCAGTTCTGGATTTTGTAAAAATGGGCAAGAAAAATAAATAAATTCTTTAGACGCATTGGCCAATAATTTATAATCTGTACCTATTATCTCTTCATTTTTATTCATTTTAATTGCATTTGCCTGTGCATCTAAATACTCTAAAATATTATCTTCTGTAGGTCTTATAAAGGTTATAGGTCCATATCCTTCTATCTCTATATCAGCTTCTTTCCTTATTCCTTCACTTTTCTCTAATCCCTTTTTAATAAAATCCTCTAATGACATTTTGTTCATAATATTCCTCCAAAATTTTATTTTAAAATTGAAAAGATGCTTAATTAAAAGCATCTTAATATTAAATAGTTTCAATGGCATCGAAGTCTCCAAAGTTAAACGGAAACTCCTCTTCAATTATTTTTTTAGATTCAAATCCAGCAAGTAAGAATTCAGTTATTACCACTCCCTCTATACTTGCCTTTTCACTTTTTCCTGTTGCTTTATCAGTTAAGCTTGATATTAATTTTATATCTGGCATGACCCCACTTTTATATGCATCAGCACAAATCTTCCATATTGTACTATCAACTTTTTTTACTGTAAGCGTACCTTCTCCTGACCACCCATTATATCTACTATATGTTGCATTATCTCCGCAAAACTCAACCGTTTCAAAATTACCTTTTACTTTAGCTTCAATCTTGCTTAAATTAGCTAAAAGTTGTCCATTAAACCAAAGATTACCGCTGCTACCTGTCAAAACTTTATTTGCTAACGCTTGATTTCCCATAATTTATTCAGCCTCCTTATTACGCTAAATTTATTTCAAAGTCTAAATCAACCATGCTTTGTAGTATTTTTACATTTGCTTTGCTAAATAAACTTCTCTTAAATGTATTTTTTTTGACTTGAAGATCTGTCCAATCCTTAGCTTCAGTTGTTCCCGCATCTATCCATGCTGCTCTTTGTGCTTCAACATTTATATCGCTTTTATTTTCGTATTCCATATCAAGTACATCAATACTAGCCAAGTTCTTGAAATACCCATTAACAGCACTTATAAATAAAATTTGATTATCATATTTATTCTTATATCCACCTCCTAGATAATCTTCTTTAAATGTAGTTGAAATATCATCTTGCATAAGATCCATTGCTTCAACCACTTCTATCTCTTTCATATCTTCTGTAGCTGATTTCCCATTTGTAGTAGTTAAACTGTTAATTCCACGTGCAATTCTAACATCTGCACCATCATTAATTAAAATAAACTTACCAGCACCTAGAGCCTCATTTCTATCATCAACCTCTGAAACCTTACTAAGATTTGTACATTTAAAGTTATTGCATCCTTGTGTAATATTACATTTCGCTAAAATCCCAATAAGACTTGGACAATATTTTTCTCCTGTTTGTTCGCGCCTGCTATCACTAAAAGTTATCTTTGTATTAACAAAATTAACTACATGTTTTTCATCTGGTGAAGTTACATTGTATACTACCGCTTTATAAGTTTTTTTATTAGCTACTTGCGATTTTATCCAACTTGATAAAGTTGTAAAATCTTCTGTTTCACCATCTGCCATTGTTATCCATCCTGTTTTTACATTCTCGATAACAATCTTTAATGCATCAGAAATAGTTGCAGATCCACCAATTTTTACTACACAAGCCTTATATGGAGCAAATGTAAATATATCTTTTAAATATTGTAAATTATCTTCCGTATATAATTCTTTATCAGTGTCTATCTCAGTTATATCGGAATATTCTTTATAATTAAACATTGCGCTTGTATCATCTTTAACTATTAATATTGCATAACCTCTTTCACTTCTCTCAGGAAGCGAAGCTGCCTTTTGACTGAATGACACATCAATATTTGGCATTGTAACTGTCATATCATCACTCCTACTCTTCTAAATTTAAATTGAAGTTTAATTCTTCTATTGGTTCTAAGTTAGAATCATCATATATTTCCTCAAGAGAATATAAATCAAAAGTAACTTGTAATACTCCATCAGTTGTGCTGCATTCTATATCTTCAGCAATCGGCATATAAAATGTATCTGTGACTTTTACATCCTCTAGAAATGCATTCTCTAATAAATCCTGCATTGCCAAATTATCTAGTTTAGGTTTATTCTTATCTTTTGCAAAAAAATAAACCCTCACTGGAAGGGTTCTTTCTTTTAATTGACTATTAAATTTTCCTGATTGTGTAGTATCAAATGTAACTTTTATAGAGGGTCTTATAACATTTATATATGATCCATCTGTCTCTTTTTTTAATGCTTCTGTGGTATCTTCTGATACAATTTCAACATCAACAAACTCAGTATCTACTAATGCAGATTTTACTGTATTATTTATAGTCTTATTTATTTGTTTCAATGTAACCATATTACAGCCCCTTTATAAATACTTCATGTAACCATTCTTCAACATCTGAATAAAAACCACTTTCAAATGCTTTTGCTGCCTCTTCCATAAAATGAAATCCAGGAATAAATTTTTCTTCACCATTTTGCTTATTCGATTGTCCTTTAGCAACATTTTTATGAGGTTCCCACATAAAGCCATCATTAAGTAAATGAGCATGTGGACTATTATTAAAAGCTCTTGCAGACCACACACCTCTATATTTATAAGCTTTACCTGCCTTGAATCCTTTAAGTAAATTTCCTGTTTCTTGCCCTATTCCTTTACTTTTAAAAACCGCTTTATTTTTTTTGTTAAGATTATTAGCTTCTTTTTTTATGAATTTTCTACTCTCTTTTGGCATAGTATCATTAACTTTTTCAGTTAGTTTTTTCTCAAATTTAGTTAATTCACTGAAATCAAATCCATCATTACTCATATATCTATCCTCCTATGATTTCTTCACAGAATATTTCAAGAAACTGGTGAGCAAAATAAGGATCTAATATATATTTAATATCAAACCTACGCCCTTGATGTATTAGCCACATGTCTTGGGTAATATCCTTACCCGCACTATATCTAACCTTAATTTTATGTGTTACATTGGATAACATTGTATTAGCTTGTTGTTTTTGCAATGAACCTGTTTGTGGTATGATTGATGCCCATATAGGCTTATCCTTAACTTTACCTGGTCTAAAATCTTTTTCCTCAAGTTCATTTTCAAATTCTACATTTCCCCAGACTTCTATTCTTTTATTTAAAGCCTCTATACTCATAGCGTGTCCTCTGTTGTATGTTCATTAGATAAAGATAAGTGAGCTCTTATCATTTCATAAGAATCTCTATACCTTTCGGCTTCTTTATCATCTGTGCTAAATTCACATTTACAAAAAGTTTTAATAGCTCTAATTATTAAAGGATCAGTTTCAACTATCTTACTTTCTAATATTCCACTTAACTTTAAATCTGCCTTAGCTGCATCAATGGAATCTTGTATTTCTTCATCTAGATCGTCATCATCTATTCTTAATGCTAACTTGATTTTATCTAATATCATACACTCTCCCCCTTATAATTGATTTCTATCTTATAATTCTGAAATTTAAACACAAAAAACCAGCATATTATATACTGGTTCTTTTAATTATGTTAAATATTTTTTATTTTAATTGAGCATTTAATAATATTAGGCATATAAATCTACAATTTGACCATCAGTGTCAGTTTTTAACTCCCCATTTTTTTTATTTTTTTCTTCAATTTCCTTTTTATAATCTTCAATTTCTTCTTCACTTGTTTTTCTGTACTCTTCAAGTCGTGCTTTATACATATCTAAATTCCCACATAACATTTTTAAAATGGAATTTAATGAATCTCTAGTATTCTCTAAAGAAGATTTAGTAGCTTCTAACGAAGATTTAGTTTTTTTAAGATCCTCTAAAGCTTTAGATAACTCTGGATCTACATTAGAAGATGCAGCCTTGCTACCTTCTAATGAATCTTCTTTAGATTTCTTATTGATAGATTTAGCTTTTTCATCCTCTACGTCTCCATCTATAGATGTTACTTTATCGTCATCACAAAACGCTTCTTTAGTTGATGTAACTTTATCACCTTTTTTCAAATCCCCTTTAGATTCTGTAACTGTATTTTCTTCTGAATTAGTTGAATTTTCATCGTTACTTTGTGAATCTTCAATTTTATTTGTTAAATTATCAATTTTATTATTTGTACCATAAATTTCTCCATCCACACCTTGGATTTGAACACTTATATCCGTAATTTGTTTTTTTACATCGGAAATTTGACTTTGAATACCTGAAATTTGATTTTCCAAATCCAAAATATGTTTCCTCTGATTATCTTTCATCTCATCCAATCTTTTTTCCATTTGCTGTTTTTGCTCAATCATAGATGTAATATGATTATTTTTTTTATCATTCGATCCTAAACTTGTATTTCCTGCTTTAATGCCTTTTGCTTTAGCGTTTGTTGAACCTAATAAAATATTATTAGATATGTGCATATTGAAATTATCTACTTTCACTCCCCTAACAACTCCTTCATATATAACCATATTTAATTATCGTCATTCAATAATTTTCCTTTATGCACATAATAAGTTCTCCATTCCATTTTTATACACATATTCTGCACATTATCTGTTCTAATAATTAAAACTTTAATAAAAAATCCCCTTATTCTTTTAAGCCCCCTTCTTAATTAAAAGAACTCCATTTGCATCTCTTAACTTTCCATCACCAATTAAAGTAGCCTTATCTATCCATTCATCTGTGTTTTCATCAAAATATCTTTTCATTGTCATTTGTAAATTAGAGTTAAATATATACTCATTTAAATCTACGAATAAAGCAAAAACGGCATCTGCATCTGCATTTTCATAGTTTGGCAAATAATCAGCTTCAACACATAGCACATCATATCCTCCAAATCTTCTTACTGGTGATCCTGTTATTCCATAGTTAGTTCTTGCTATAGGTTGTCCATTGTTATCAACCATTCCATCAATATATCCTTCAAAAGTTGCTTTTGTCATAATCCAAATTCCATTACCTTCATATGCAAGTGGGATTTTAGCAAAAATGTTCTTTTTCCATTTATCCCACTTACCAATATCAGTTGATGAGATTGTTATTTGTTGAGCTTCAGGTATTTCTGTTGTATGTGCTAAGATTCCTTTAGGCTCTCCAACTCCATCCCCTTTAATAACTGAGATTTCTATTGCTACAACTATTGCTTCTGCCATATCTGATGCTATAGTTGCTTCAAATACTGGTAATGATACTGTATCAGCTTCTAAACTTGTGGCAACTCTGCATTGTAGCTTATAGTAACTAAACTCAATGTATGTTTTTATTTCTTTCTTTTGCTTCTCTGATAAAGCGCCCTCTGATTTCCAAGTTGCTTTTGGCTTAACACTCGCAGTAGGAATTTTAACTCCACCTTTAAATGCAGTTTTTCTAATTCTGCTATAAATTTGGCCATAAGATTTTAACTTCTGAACAACCTCATTCATTATAGTAGTTGGAATAACAGCTCCTATATCAGTAGTCATAGTTGTTGAATCTGCTCTTAATTCCTCTGATATAACTCCAGTTCTTGCATAATTCATAAATGCTTTTCTATATTCAAGAGTAGAATATTTATCTTCTCTTTCTTCAACTTCTTCTCTTTTAACTCCTGGAATAAAAGTTTCTCTCTTTTCTCCAGCTTTACCTGCATTTATTTGTCCTGCTTCCTTAATTAATCTTTCCCTTGTTTCGATTTGGCTTTGAACTTCATTTAATTCTCTTAATTCCTTTTCTATTGCTACTAAATCAGCTTTAGGATCTTCTAACATTGTTCTTAATTCTGCTTTTCTTGATGCTATTTCTTTTAATGTTTTCATTTATAAACACTTCCTTCTTTATAATAAAGTTTCAATAACTAACTTTTTTCTTAGATCTTCTTTTTGATTTAAGCTTTCCTTAAATGTTTCTAAACTCCTACAACACATATCACTGCTGTCATACGCAGGGAATGTACATGGACTTACTTCAAATAAATCTGCTTCCACAATGCTTCTCTTATATATTTCTTTACCTTCATACTGAACCTTTGACCATACATCATCATTACATCTGAATCCAAAGGATGAACCATCAACATCTCCACGCTGTACGCTTTCATATGCATCATTTCCATAAGTATTATTAGGCAAATCAATATCATAATTTAATCCACTCATATCCGAATTAAATCTTAGTGTTCCTGCTGAAACACTTCCTAGTGGCTTTGAAGTATCATGATTCCATAATGCTTTTTGATTTCTATTTTGAAGTGATTTATCAAAAGCTCCTGAAGCTATTTCTTCAAGAAATTCATCTCCCCATCTATCTCTCATTAATGTTGGTGAATTATACTTTACTGCATAGCCTCCAATAGTCTTTTTTTGCCCTTCTGAAACTGATCTAATTTCTATCTTTTCAGTCGTCAGTTGCCTTACTTCCTTCTCCTTCATCTATATCTTCACCTCCTCCCAAGTCATCACCAACTGTTGTTGTATCTAACCTTCTTAAAGGTTTATCTCCACCTTCAATTGGTCCAAGATTCATAACATCTCTCCATTCATTAGGAGTCATTGCACTTCTGTCCACCATTTGTACTAAATTAAGCTTCGTTGCCATGGATGCATATTGCAGACTATTAGCTTCAAAGATTATATAATTGCCAAATCCTCTTTCTTTTTTACTAAATAGACGCCTCGTAAACTCTCCACTTAGTTGCTTTGATAAAGGTTCTATTTCAGCTTCATAATAAGCATTCCATTCATCTTCTGTATATTTGCTTTGAATTATATTTTCATTGGTATTAAAAAAGCTATATATCCTCAATACTGCTCTATCCATTTGAGCTGCATTAGGTACATAGCTTTCATTCTTTATTTGCTCTAAATCATATCTTGGATCTGTTGCTGCTACACCTTTTCCTTTATTAATGCTTAAGAATGTATCAACAAATTTACTTACTTCTATATCTCTATCTTCTGGCCTTAAAGTAGATTTAAATTTCATAATCCACTTAATAACCATAGAATTTTTTATAGCCTTTACCATTCCTTGATCAGTAGTATTTACTACTTCCATAAGATTCTTTAATGTCTCTTGTGGTGTATCGCCAAAAAAGTCACTTTCATTAAAATCTCTTCTTAAATGAATTATATCTGAATAAGGGACTGTCATTCTCTTACCTGTCATAAATGTATATCTTAAGAACAGATCTCCTTCTTTCCCTTCTATTAATTCCACAGACGTTGCTGGAATTGGATACAATTCAGTTGCATATCCAAGTTCATCACGCTTAATATAAATAAAAGCATTGTGGTTAAGCATCAACTGAGTTGTTACCTTTTCTAACATCATTTGCATAGTCATATATGGATTAGGTTCCTCAAGAATAAACCTAATATATGGCTGCGGATTAATTTTAAAGTTACCATTAAAATCTAGTATATGTTTAGGATTCAGTTTCCCTATAGCCTGTGCCTTTGGCCTTATTGCTGATCTAACTAAATCACTTTTATATAAATTTCCATCCCAGGCATAAAACCCATTTCCTGAATCAGTAATCATTTCAAATCTCGTAGTAGGCTGTGGAGAGCTTTTATTTCCAAAGATATTTTGAAATAGGCCCAAATATTTTCACCTCTCTTTTAAACCATATTTTCATATTCACTCATTTTATCCAAAAGTACTACATATCCAATAATAAGAGAAACGCCTCCATCAATACGCTTTCTATTATCAGTACCTTTTATTGGCTGAATATTGTTATTTATATCAGTTTTAATTTCCATATTAGATAAACACCATTTATCTATTGGATTATTATTATAAATAATTCTATCAGCAATTAAATCTGCTTTTAATTCCTTCATTGGAAAGCTTAATGTATAAGCTCCTTGCCTAACTGAAATCATTGCATCTTTTCCAAATTCATCTTCATATGCTTGAAGCAAACTATCATCCACATGCCAAGGATCGTAGCCAATCCAAGGTATATAAATATCATAAAGGTCCCTTACTTCCTTAAACCATTCAAGCATGTCATACTTATTTACTTTATTACCTGGACAAACTCTTATTAACCCTTGCTGCTCCCATAACTTATATGGAACATTATCATCCTCTTTATTAGTTTCTTCTTGATTTAATTTTTCTTCTGGTACAAAGTACATTTGAATAACATAAATCTTAGGATCATCGCGTCTCATACATAAAACTTTAGCTGATGCTAAATCTGTTGTTTCTGCTAAGTCAAAGCATCCAATTCCATATCTGAATCCCATTTCTTTAAGACTAAAAATAGCTTCATTGTTAAGCTCATCCCAACGCAACCATGCTGATGCTGAGTTTTCCTTCATGTTAAAATCTTTAACCATTACAGTAGCTTTAAAGGCTGGATCTGATTTGGCTTTATTTACACAATCCCTTAAAAATTCAACCTTTTTAATTGGACCTAATCCTGGATTAGCTTTAATCCACATTTCTTCTTTGTCCCATTCTTCCTTATCATCAAGCTCATATATAAATGCTATAAATCTATCATCCTTTATCTTTCCATCAAGTACACCACATGCATAATCATATTGAGAATCAAATATTGAGCCTCTAATAAAACCATTAGTAGTTATACAATCTAAAAGTGGCTGTCTTCTACTACTCATTGACTGCTTCATTAAATCATATATGTCTCTGTTCTTTATGGCTGCTAATTCATCAATAGTAACCATATGCGCATTTAAGCCATCAAGACCATTAGAATTACTTGCTAATGCTTGAATGCTTCCATAATTAAAAGGACAATATATATCGGATTTTCTTTTCTTAAGATGTTTATTTAAATCTGGCGACTGTTGAATCATTTTATAGCATTCATTAAATCCCTTTTTTGATTGATCCAATTTAGTAGCTATAATATAGCATTCTGGAGATCCTTCTCCATCACCAACCAGCATATAAGTTTCATCCGCTGCAAGCTCTGTAGTTTTTCCGTTCTTCCGACCTCTAATATCAAGTACCTCTTGATATTGTCTAAATCTAGTATCTTTATGAACGAATCCAAAAACTGCTTGATGTTTTGCTTTCTGAAATAATTCTAACTTCAAAGCTCCACCAAGCTCACCTTGAGCTTGCTTACAAAAAGTTTCTATAAACTCAATAGGTCTATTTCCTAATTCTTCATCAAATATCCAAGGATAATATTTTTCTGGATTATGTAATTTATCAACCAGCATTTCATACACTTGCTTAATTCTTTTACATGCAAAAATTTCACCTGATTCAATTTTGCTATAGTATTCTTCTATATAATTCATTATTTTAATTTACCTTTTTTAATAAATTCCATAAGTGCATCTGCTTCTTGTTTTTTTACTTCAATTGGCAGCAAGTCAATTAATTGTTTCATTACTCCTGAATATCGTTGCATGAAAGTCGTATAAATTTTAACCTCTGGTCTTTCCCTGTTAAAAGATTGTTCTCCCTGTTCAAATAATTCAGTCAATCCTTTTTTAATAAGATCTGCTCTCGTATCTTCAAGTAATACTTTCATAAATGCAGCTTCATTAATTAAACCTTCAAGGACCTTAGTTTTATCTTTTGGAAAATCCTTAAATATCTTTTTAATTTTATTTATCTCCTGCTTTATTTTTTTATCTCTTTCCAATTGTTCGGAAATGCTCAAAAATATACCCCCTCCTATTTTCAAAATTTCGTTCGGAGGAAAATTGTTGTCCCCTATACGGTCTCCCAAAGCCACTCCCTGCAAGTTTTTATGGGGGGGCTATGTACTTGGAATCAATTCTCCTTTGTCATTAAACTTGTAACCTTTCTTAGTTGCACTTCTCTTTTCTCTATTAAAGTCATGCTCGGCATTATGACAATCCAAACATAGATACTCTAAGTTATTATGATTAAGAGTTATGTTAGGATTATTTATATTGTTAGGTGTTAAGCCTTTCTTATGATGGACAATGTAACCTGGTCTCTCGCATCTTTCACACAATCCATTTACTGATTTTATATATGATGCTTTGCATTTCTTCCATTCCTTGCTGTTATAAAATCTTTTAGCAAAAATTTTAGCCATTCGTTTATATCTCCTTATCAAATTAAGTGCATAATAAAAGCACTTACAATAGTAAGTGCTAAATTCGATATTACTTCCATAAAAAATATCATAATTCCATCATTAACAAGACTTTTTAATAACTGTATATCAAGTTATAATACTAAATATTTCTTTATATGTTATTATTTTTTCTATTATATATTAAATGTTGTAAAATTATTCCTCCAAAGTAACCAATAAAAATACCAACTTCAGCAGAAATAATCTCAACAATAGTGTTATATCTCCAAAATGCAAATATATATACGCCAACCAATATAATTACATACCAATAGGATGCTTTTAATTTCTTAAATGATTTCACTTCTTCTTTAAATTTATCACAATTAAAATCTAGCCATACTACTTTTCCTAATATCATAACCCAAAAAGTATATGACAATAATAGAATATTAAACTTATAACATAAAAATGATAATGCAAGGCATATTAATATGAATGTCCATTTAATTTCTTCTGGACTTAAACCATATAAAACAGTTCTTTTAAATATTTTGTTTACTATTTTAGTTATTAATATATAAATTATTTGAATAAGCATTCCAATCAAAACTGAATATACTGAGAATGAGAGCCCACTCTGAGAAATATCATTATTATTAGGATTCATATAATATGTCATAACAAATCCAAAGAGTATTAATACCGATAAAATCATGAATATTACAACACCAGTTCCATATCTAGGCATATTCTCTTTTCCTGATTCTACTTCTCCTATTATACGTTGACGCACAAAATATCCTACAACTAAAAATAGTGCTATTACAATTATTGCGCATGTTACAGCAATTCCTACTATAAATTCCATTTTTGTCCCCCATAAGTAATATTATTATTAATTAGTTATTTATTGAATTTATAATAACATATTATGAACATTACGTATACGATATATATTAATATATACACAAATCTACATTTCATAGTAGTTAATTATTATCCTAAAAAATTCATTATTAAGATATTTAATTGAACTATCAAATTATTAACCAACAGTTTCTTTTTATTCCTAATTTAATCTATTAATTAATCTTTAATAACATATCCGATTAATTTGCTATTTACCTACTCTTCAATATTTAAATAAAGAACTTACTAATGACAAGAATAAATTCAATTTAAACGTTCGTGTTTTTCAATTTGAATGTTTAATTATATAGGAGAATCACACATTCATTTTAAAAGTTCTCTTCTTCTATATACCTTTATTTTTTAACCTCGAATGTTAATGCCTTCGAAAATCAAACATTCATATGCAAAAATAAAAAATATCACCTCACAAAATCACTTAATGACTTTGAATATTGATGATATTTTTCTTTATCTAATCCTATGTATAATTCTGTTTCCTGAGTAGTTCTATGGCCTAATAACTTTTGCACTGCTACAATATCCTTACCACTTTCAACATAGATCTTATAGGCGTAAGTTTTTCTCATGCTATGAGCTGAAATATCATATAAACCAAAATACTCTCCTGCTTCTTTTAAGATATTACTAACGGCTTGTACTCCAATTGGTTTATTAATACCTTTCCTAGATTGAAATATATACTCATAATCCTTTTTATCTCTAGTATATTCTTTAAGGAGCTTTGTGACTTTAGGTATTACTTCAACTGTTCTAGGCTTTCTGTTTTTTTCTCTAATATTTTTTGAATTCTTTTTCTTACCTTCAAAAATAGTAAACTCACTTCTCCTAAGAGCTTCCCTTATGTCTCTGGCTTTCAATTTTACTAAATCACCTGCTCTATATCCAGTAGTTATACCAACTACGAATAAAACATAATCACGTTCATTTTTATACTTTAAATAATCCTGAATATCAAGAACCCTTTCTGTATTTGTAATTGGCTTAGCAGGTCTTTTCCTTCCCATACTATTTCACCCACCTCACCTGATCCTTTCATCATTTTTAAAGCATTCTTCTATTTCTTTTTTATTATAGGGATAATAAAATAATTCTAATTCTTCACAATTACTTTTATGAACACAGCCTTTGCAATTTGTAGGTGATTTAGCACATAAAACTTTATTCCCCATAAATCTAATATTTAACTCAACCTTCTTTCTCATGATTCAACCTCCTTACCTATGAAAAATTGCATAATAAAAAAGCACCTAAAAATAAGTGCTTTAAAAATCTAAAATGTCATCTAAAAATTACAAGAGGTTATTCCTTTAACCACATACAGTATATAATATTTTTTTGGTACTGCATAGGTACTTTTCCTGATACCTTCGTGATACCTTTCTTGCTACCCTAACTGCTACCTTTATGGTACCTTTCCTGCTACCCCTACCGATACCCTCTTAAGCTAATTTCAACTTTTGAAACGCCCTATCTATGGAGTTTTTAATGCTTTTTCTTGATTTAAATAACTCTTGTGATGCTCGTGTTATACTTTTCTTTTCTACAAATACTTTTTGTATAACTACTACTTCATCTATATCCAATCTTTTTAATGCATTATCAATTCTCTTATTAGCAATTTCATTAAATCTTATTTTCTTTTCCAAAGTTTCTATTTCATTCATAACATAATCATTATTTTTGCATTTCATAGAGCTTTGAACTTTTTCCTCATAATTCATTGCTCCAAGTTGCTCGCCAATTTTTAATTCTTCAACTTTCAACTTCATATCATCGATTTCAATTTCTCTTAGTCTATATAATGCTAATTCCTTTTTTACTCTCTCGCTCATATTTTTCCACCTATCCTTTATAAAATATGTTATAATTTAGATAGATTGATTAGAGAATCTTCTTTCCATGATTCGTTCTCTAATTGAGATAGGTGTTCATTACGAACACCTTTTATTTTTTAATATTAGTGTTATAAATTAAATTACTTGAATACTTTTTTTCAAATAATAATATACTTGGTTGTTTATTATATTATTATTTATAAAATCCATTGTATTCCCCTTAATTGAAGCATATTTCGAATTTAATATTAATATTGCGAATTATTTATAACATAAAAAATACCGCAAATTCATATTGTGAATAATGCGGTATCCTAACTTATTTTACTTTTATTATAATAAAAGTAAAATATATATTATGTTATCCAATCTCTTTTCCATTTAACGACTTTATTCTTTCTACAATAGAATTAGCTGCTCGACCTGGTCTATCACCTTCAGCTCTAATATTAGTTATCAGAACTTTTCCTCTGATAGTAAACTCAAAATCCGCAGTTATAGTTCCTCGACAGGTTTCATCTTTATTACTGGTTTTTACACCTAAATCGTAAACCTCGGTTCTAATCCTACAACTGTATGGATAACGAATCGTACCAATCCCTTCTTCAACATAAACTACTTCAGATGCTTCTGGATATGTAAGATAATTTTTCTTCACACCTGATTTAAAGTCATTTAGACTACCTTCTGTACCTTCATCTGAAGGACCCATCTTTAACAAATCATTTAGAGTTTGTAACATTTTTTGAAAATCAAGAGTTACTGTTGGCATATATGATTCCTCCTTTATTATTTATTCTAGGTTAGTATTTGCTAAAGCTTTTCTGATTAAACACATGTTTTTTAGGTAATTACTGCCTATCTGTTAAAATAATCATAAAACACCACATTATTCAGTTTTCAAAGAACATTTTTATAATTTACTATGTCATATCTACAATTTGTGCATTATTTAATAACTTTTAAAATAGATTTATTTTTACTGTTTATATATTCTTCGCTGAACTCATTAATATAGTAATCAACATTTGCTTTTACTTTTAATAACCCTTTTTGCTTATCCCAACTTAAAGCATATATTTTATTTATTCTTACTTCTGTATCATTTCCACATACTGTCCAACTATCATCCCACATATTTAATGGCGGAATATCCATATACAAATTAAAAGGAAGTATTAAATCTTGTGTTCTTATGCATCCTCTTGAATCCATACTGAAGAATAAACATCCAGTTTCATTTCTATTTATATCCTTCCCATGGCATTCTCCACCATTTCTATAACTTCGCTTACAATACGCACATTCTAATCGGTTAGGTAAGTCCTTTGGTCTATTCATCCTTAAAATCCCTCCACCATACATACTACGATTTACTCTCTAAACTTCTTCCCCACTTTATCATCCTTCTGAATATATCCCATTTCCCTAAGTTCCTTATTCAAAGCTTCTTTAATATCTAATCCTTCCTCCTCCATTCTCTTTTGTACTCTTGGAACCACTATATCAACTATATCTTTAATAATTCCCATCCTTATAGCTCCTTTTTAGGAAGAGAGCTTTAATTAACTCTCTTCTTATTTATCTTTTGCAGAACCTTAACATTAACATTGTAATCCCTACTAATGCCCCTTCCAGTCCCGCAATGCATTAATGAATATTTCTGTCATATTTCCACATAATAATTTTAGTCATTCAATGTATTCTCTAGCACATAAGAAAGAAGGCTAATCGAATGAAAAAATTTATATATATTCTTTCTATATCCTTACTTTTATTATTTACTTTCAATGCAGTAACTGCCGTGGCTCAGCCAAAAATGTACTCACAAGGCTTTTATGACATGAAAGATTTGAATTTAGGTGAAGATGTTACTTACAAAGTCCAAAACCATCACCCCCATGTTGAGGGCTTATTAATAATTCTTGATCCTGATAGAAAAATACAACAACTTGTAAGAATACCAGCTAGCGCCGCTCAAATTCCTATTACGTCTCTTAAGAATGACTATAGATTTATAATATATAATGATATTCTTTTAACTTTTTCTTAAATTCTGAAAGGTGGCTTATCAAATGAAAAAAATATTCCTTATACTTTCTTCTCTTTTACTTTTATCCTTTAGCATGAATAATTTAACCGTTAAAGCTGATACACTAAATATACAATTACATGAAGGTATTTATAATATAAAGGCTTTAAATTTAATGGAAAATACCAAATACAATATTCAAAATACCTCTGCTGGAACTATTTTTATGATGAGAATAGATGGCGATCAGCAGGTAATGGAATCACACCGTTTATTAGAAAACTCAACAAAATATAATATTGGTCCCTTTAAATATGTTGATAAAATTGTAATATTAGGCCCTGGTACTGTAACAATAACAGAATAGATATTTTCAAATTGCATAAAATATAATGATCTCAATAGACTATTATTTATAATATTTTTTTTGCCCCATTAATTGGGGCTTTTTAATGTAAAAAATTATTTATCAAAATTTAGAATTATTTGAAGTTAGTCTTCATATAATTAAATGTAGTCTCTTCGCTATTACTTTATTGCTCCTTTACTTACGCTTTCATTCATAGTCATTTTTTTGCTTTTACCTTGTGATTTTTAAGCCCCTTTTTAGGGGCTTCCTTCATATTCCCACCAATTAATTAAATAGCATTTTTCATATTTATTTCTTTAAGCTTCTTTACTGCTTTATAATAAAAAGCTGTCTGCTTGCCATCCCATTTAACATTCAAGGTTTCACCGTTGTTGTAAATACTTACTACCTTGCCTATATGTCTTGTGCCTTTATACTCTATTTCTACCAGATCATTTTCCTCAAAATCTATAACATTATGAGCAAAGGTTGATGGTTTAATATAGCTTTCCTTCTCATCAATATCTGTTTCTGCGCTTAAGATATGCAAGTCTATTTTTTCTTTAGGAATCTCAATTCTATATAATTCATCTTCATGATATTTTGGTTTTTGTAAGTATTCTAAGATCCATCCTTTAGGATTTATAACAATTGTCTTATCCTGCTTTTGAATTATTATATTAGCATCACCTTTACGTTTAATGTATTCTGTAACGTGCATGTCCTTAAGTTTTTTAAGCTGCATATCATTTAACTTTCTATCTTGATTTACAAATAGAATTTCATCAGCTGGAAGCAGGTCTATATCTTTTTTTAACTCCAGTTCTTTTACTCCATCACTGTTAAAGTACAGTGTCTTTTCTTCAAGCTCCACAAGCAATGCTCCATATATTCTTTTAACCATTCTTGCTGCATTGGGTTTATATAGATTAATAATTTCTGCAAATTTATCTTTATGACTTTTGACTACTGGTGCATTCTCTTTTTTGGGCTCTTTAACTTCATTAAGCACTAAATCAAATATACTTATTTGACCATCTAAAACTTCATCCATTTTATTTTTAATCATCGTTATCCCACCCAAGGAGCTTCTTTTCTAAGTTGTCATAGTCATAGTTTCTTGGCTCGAAATTATTAAATCTGAGTGCCTGCACCTCTTTATTCTTAGATATCTTAACTGGATTTTCTTTATCTACATAATTACCTTCTAAGATCTTAATAAAATTATTTGGCTTTACTAACCAATCAAAGGTTACTGTCCAGTTCTTATTATTTTGACCTTTTAAGAAACTGCTGCATTTTATGTTTTCTATGGCTTGAAGCATTTTATCTTGTCCATATTCTTTAAGCCTTGCTTGAAGTAATTTATATCTGTTAGTGCCTTTATTTATGGATATGAGCTTTTGAAGTCCAAGTTCATTCCACTTATCTATTATGGGTTGCACTTTAGTGCTACTAACTATATCTTTAGATATAGTATTTATATTATTAATTGTATTATTAAGTATTGTATTATTATCTTCACAGTTTTCCGAATACCCTCTGTCGATATCTCGAGTACCTCTATCGATATTTCGAACACCGCAGTCGATATTCCGAGTACCCCCTATCGATATTTCGAGTAGCTTAATTATTCTAATTTCTATTGCTTTTGTACCAGCTTTGTATTTATAAGAAACACTTAAAAATCCTTTTTTCTCTAAGGATTTTATTATTTCACTACACCTGTTTTTAGATAAGCCAAAAAACTCAGCAAAATAGTCATTAGACGCAAAACATCCTTTTTCATTATCTAAGCTATCTATTTCAACTAAAAATAATTTTTCATTCATAGTTAAATGAGTATTCAGCCAAATTTCTTTTGGTATCCATATGCCTTTAAAATCTCTTTCCACAGTCTCGCCTCACTTTCATTATTTATAATTTCTATTAACTAAAAAACTCAGCTGCATCTACTTAAAGCAACACAGCACCTTTTAAATATTTCAATAAATTCTTCAGGTGTAGTCTTTTTATTAAAACTTTTCCTATTAAACCTTATGTCTTCTCTTGTCATAGCAAAAATAATATTAAAATCTTTTTTGCTGACTTTTGATTTTAAATCATTTAAGAATTCTAAAACCATTTACTTTTCCTCCATTTCAATTTATAATGGAGATACGGATCGCCATCCGTATCTCAAACACTTGTGAACCTTTAATTAAGGTTCTTTTTTTATTTATAAAGTTCATCTTCTTTCATGTTCTTATATTCATAAAAATCAATACATTTTTTTGTATTCACATCAGTAAATTCAACATATAAATCTCCACATTGATTAAAACAAACTTCCCCAGCAGTTACTGTATAGATATCATTAAGCAAATCATTTTCAACTGTAATAGTCCCATCTTTTATTTGCTTCCACATACGTCTTTTTCTTTCTGGAGCATACATTATTGTGTATTCACATTCTTCAGAATCACTTTTAATAACGTCATAGCCTATTTTCCATAAGATTTCTATTATATTCATCTTCTGAATTTCTCCTTTAATATGTTTAAAATAAGTTAATTTGCTTTTAATATCTTTAGAGCATTATTTAAAACCTGAAGTCTTAGCTCTGGAGGACACATTTTCATAACAGCAGCAACTTGTAACTCTGCCATAAGCTCATCAAAGCCTTTTTTATCTTCTAATCCTATAATGGTTACCTTTAATTCATCGCCTTTCATATCCATTCCCCCGTAAATATAAATCATTTCATAATATGTTTTCTTATCACAATGTGTTACCTCGCAAACTTTATAGTTATAATTGCACATACCATTTCATCAAGTGTTTTCATTATCATTTGCCAATCTTCTTTTTCATCTTCATCAACTTGACCATCACGTGAAATCTTAATCATTAACTTCTTAATGCTCTCTAGATCTTCAAGCTCATCTAAAAATGTTAATACTGCTTCAGCTAAATGTTTAACTTCTATCTTTGGAAAAAGTTCTTTCCCTATCAAAGTATTTTGATAATGCTGCAAAATTAAATATGGACGATTATATATCTTAGCCATTTCAATTACTATGTTCTCTGGTGGTGTTCTCTTCCCACCTTCATATGCTCTTAAACTATCAACAGATATATCTAGTAGTTCTGATGATTTTTCTTGAGTTAAGCTTGTACATTCTCTCGCTATTTGGTAAATATTTCTGTAGTATTGTTCCATTTCTTTCCTCCAATGTATAAATTAAAATATATGTATCCAAGTTTATTGGACTATTTTTCAAAAAAAATTTTTGGATCAATTTTATAAAAATTAGATAATACCTTCGCTTTTGAAATAGTGAGTTCTACACTTCCATTTTCAAGCATAGAATATCCACTTTTACTACTATATCCAAGAATTTCTGCAATTTCTTTTTGCGTTTTTCCACTTTCTAACCTAAGTTTTTTTAACAATTGATTCATTCTACACACCTCCTAAAATCCAATAATCTTGGACTACTATATTTTTATAATAATCCAAGGTTGCTGGATTGTCAATGCTTTTCAAAATAAAAAACCAATTTTCTTGGATATGACTTTTATTTATTTATGTAAATATGTACAATTATATTGAACTATTAATAAAGGAGATTATGAGATGGATACATTATCAGATAGATTAAAAGAATTAAGAAAATCTAATAATTTAACGCAAGCTGAATTAGGTAAAATACTTGGTGTAGGAAAAACCACAGTTTCTATGTATGAAACTGGCAATAGTACTCCTAGTGACGAAATTAAATTAAAAATTTCAGAATATTTCAATGTGTCGTTAGATTATCTCCTTGGAAAAACTGATGCAAAAAATTATACTGAAGATCCTAATATCACTATTGCACTTCATAGTGATACTGATTATGATGAACTTCCAAAAGAAGCTAAAGAAGAGATTAATAATTTTATTGAATATATAAAACAAAAATATAAAGATAAAAAATAAGGTGTTCTTTATGAACATCTATATTTTTAAATATAGATTGTTATATTTTATCAAAATATCAATATAAAAGGAGATTTTTATCATGCTAATTTTTATTATACTAGCTCTAATTATAACAATATTTGTTATTAAAAAATCTAAAACTAAATTGCAGAAAACACTAACTGAAACTGTATCTAACTTAAATAAAACAATAAGAGAGAAAGATGATATAATATCTGAACTTTCTAAATATCAAGATATTATCGACGTACAATCAAAATGTGATGAACTTCTATCTAATGCTCAAAATAAAGCGGAGTTAATAAAGAAAAGATATGAAACATTATTAACCTTTGCTCAAATAGAAGCTGAAAAGATTAAAGAAAAATCATTATCTGCAAAAAAGCAAATGGATGAACAAATAAAAATAAGAAAAGTAGAATATGATAACATTTTATCCACTGCGGTAGAACAAAGTAAACAAATAATTTCAGATGCAAATATAAAAGCAGAAGAAATTGCAGGGGATGCTTACAAAGCTTTAAATAACCATAAAGAGTTGGAACAAAAGGCCAAGGCAATGAAAAATGTTATAGAGGGTTATGGCAATAAATATATTATCCCAACTCATGGAATCCTTGATGAACTTGCAGATGATTTTGGTTATACCGAAGCTGGAATTGAACTAAAGAAATCACGACAAAAATCAAAATTTATGGTTGAAAACGGACTAACTGCAAAATGTGATTATGTTGAAAATAATAGAAAGACTACTGCTATTAATTTTGTTACTGATGCTTTTAATGGTAAAGTTGATACAATTTTATCAACAGTAAAAAGTACAAACTACGGTATTTTAAAACAAAAAATTACTGATTCATATATACTTGTTAACAATTTAGGTGAAGCTTTCAGAAACGCTGTAATTACTCCAGAATATTTACAAGCTAGACTTGATGAACTAAAATGGGCTGTTGCTGCCTTTGAATTGAAAGAAAAAGAAAAAGAAGAACAACGCCTTATCAAGGAACAAATTAGAGAAGAAGAAAGAGCTAGACGAGATTATGAAAAAGCTATAAAGGAAGCCGCTAAAGAAGAAGAGATGTTAAAGAAGCTTATGGAAAAAGCTCAGTTACAATTGCAAGAAGCTAACGATCAGCAAAAAGCAGAATATGAATCTAAACTTATAGACTTACAAAAGAAATTACAAGAAGCTGAAGAAAAGAATCAAAGAGCTTTATCTATGGCACAGCAAACAAAATCTGGACATGTATATATAATCTCAAATGTCGGTTCGTTTGGTGAAGATGTTTATAAAATTGGTATGACTAGACGTTTAGATCCATTAGATAGAGTAAAAGAACTAGGTGATGCAAGTGTACCTTTCACTTTTGATGTTCATAGCATGATTTTTAGCGATGATGCGCCAAAACTTGAAACTGAATTACATAAAATTTTTAACAAAAATCAAGTTAATAAAGTTAATCCTAAAAAAGAATTCTTTAAAGTTAATATTAATGATGTTAAATCACAAATAGAGAAAATGGGTATTCAATCAAAATGGACAATGCTAGCTGAGGCTAAAGAGTATAGAGAAAGTTTAGCTATTGAAAATGAAATGAAAAACTCTGAAGAATTTGCTAGTTAATAAAGGTGTTCATCACGAACACCTTTATTTTTAAATATATATTTGAATAATTATATAACTATTTTTGAATGGGGTGATTAATAATGAAAGATTTGCTTAATTTACTTGTGGAAGGCAATTATACTCTGTTCATTGTCTTAGCATCAATGATTATCTTTGTTTGGCTATTTAAAGATATAAAGAAATCTTTACTTGAAACAAAAAATCAGGATTTAGATTTTTTAGACCAGTCAATTAATTCCTATGCACAAGTTTTAAAAACAATATACTCCTATTTAAACAATTCTACTGATGAACATGATTTAATAAACAATATGTACTTGTCATATAAGTATTTTGATAAATCTATTATAGATAAAATAGATTATTTTACATCTCATAGTTTTATTATAACTCCAGAAAAGAAAAGTCAGTTGCTTACAGAGCTATCAAAGGAAATTAAAAATAAATTACAGTTATTAAAAACCAAACAATTGCATTCTATTATAGATAAGAATTATGCTTTTTCAACATTTGGAATATTTGATATGTTAAGTAGAAATCATTTTGATGTATATTGGAATGCCTTTTTATATTCTATATCGATTTTAACTGTTTCTCTTATTTTGCTAATTATTAGCCTAAAATTTATTACGTTAAATGCTCTAAATGTAATGATGCTTATTATATATGTACTTACATTTATTTTTTGGCTGTTTTCAATTTCAATTTCTATGGAATTATTACTTAGAAAGCATTACAAAAGGTCGCTACTATTTATTTTATTTGTTTTCTTACCAATTATATTGACTTATTTTATTATAGTTTGCCCATATTCTATAATGAAACTATTCCTTTTAATTATTTTTAGTACTTCTGTCGTTGCAAGCCTTTTTGTAAATGTAAGATACTCAAAAATGATAAATAATACAAACTAAAATTACTCTTTATCATGATGCTGATTATGATGCTCTTTCAAAAAAATATAAAGATAATAAATAAGGTGTTCATAAAGAACACCTTATTTTTAAGAATTAGTTAATAAATTCAGTACTTCAACCATCTCCCTATCTATATCCTCAGGCTTCATAGCATTAAATATACTTTTCATTGAACAGTTAATTTTGTAGTTTTCCTTAATCCAACGATTTGTAGACTTTAATAAATCTTTTCCTGAAACAATATGTAATTTTTCTTCTAAACTTGTCCATTGTTGATTTATGTAATCTCTAGCGCGAGAAGCAGCCGTCCCTGCTGAAATTTTTCTATCTTGTTCTTGAAATTTTGTTGTATAACAATCTATTACATATTGCTTAAAAGTGCCTACAAGGATTTCATATTTTTCTATAAAATTTGAGTACTTCTCGCCTGTATTTTCTATATTGCTCTTCTATTGGGGAATGTTTAGATCCTTTATTATCATTTTGGAATTTTCAAAACATCTAAAGTTCTTTAAATCAATTTCTCTAGCATATATCCTCCTTGATTATAGACACTATTATCGATTAACTTACAATTTATAATAAATATAGAACTTCTATTTTAATCTAATATATACAAATACATTTTAATTATATTATATTTTGTAAATTTTTAAGATAGAATTTAAATAATCACCTCGCCCTTGAACATATGTTCTTATTGCTCTATAATAATATCATTAATACTGATAATGGTGGTGATAAACTAATGAGAAAATTAAATGATATTTTTTGCGTTATTGAAAAAGAGAAAATATATTTTGAAGAAAGAAATCTTAATTCGTATTCATTTAATGGAATTTACTTTAAAGCTCCAGAGCTTCCTCCAGTTATAATAGTAGAAAAATCTATTGTTAATGATAGGTGTAAATATTTATCTATTCTCGCTGAAGAGTTAGGACATTACTTTACTAGTTTGGGTAATTTAACTATTGAATCTAAAAATTATTCTGAAAAACTTATGAAAAACAAACAAGAGCATAGAGCAAAATCTTGGGCTGCTAATTTTCTTGTAAGTGATGATGAATTCCTGCAAGCACTATGTAATTGCATATCTACTCCTTGTGAGATATGTGATTTTTTTAATATAACTAATGAAATGCTACAATATAAGATACATTCTATAGTTGTTGATGAAAATAGATATAATCATATAAGATCTGCATTAAAGAGAAAGGAAGTCCCATATAATAGTTGTGAAATATAGTATTTTTCCTACTACTTTTTAATAAATATATGTAGCTATATTCAATTAACTTAACCTATTTATAAAACTACAATCAATGTATAACACTTTGGAGGTATACTATGAAAGCAGCTATTTATTCTAGAAAATCAAAATTTACTGGTAAAGGTGAAAGTGTAGAGAACCAAATAGAGCTATGTAAATCTTATGCTAAAAATAACGGCTATGATGATATTTATATATATGAAGATGAAGGCTTTTCAGGTGGTAATATAAACAGACCTGAATTTAAATCTATGATGAAGGATGCTGCGGCAAAAAAGTTTAATGCAATTATTTGTTATAGACTTGATAGAATTAGCAGAAATGTTTCTGACTTCTCTACCCTAATTGATGAATTAAAAGTCCTCGGCATTGATTTTATTTCAATACGTGAACAGTTTGACACTTCTAGTCCTATGGGTACTGCCATGATGTTTATTAGCAGCGTGTTTGCCCAGTTGGAGCGTGAAACTATAGCTGAGCGTATCAAAGATAATATGTATGAACTTGCTAAAACTGGTCGTTGGCTTGGTGGCACTCCCCCTTTTGGTTTTTCTTCTGAACCTATATATTATTTAGATAATAATTCTAAGCAAAAAAAGATGATGAAATTATCTCCTATTAATGAAGAAATTTCTCTAGTGAAACTTTTATTTGAACAATATTTAACTCTTGGAAGCCTTGGAAAGCTTCAAAAATATCTTATTCAAAATGATATTAAAACCAAAAGAAATTCTGCTTGGGATATAAAAGCCTTGCAGCTATTACTTAGAAATCCTGTTTATGTTAAATCTTCTGAACTTGTTATAAGTTATCTTTCAATTAAAGGTGCAACTGTATTTGGCGATCCAAATGGTAATGGAATATTAAGTTATAACAAAAAAGATTCTAAGGATAAATATAAAGATATTAGTGAATGGATCCTCTCTGTTTCAAAACATGAAGGTGTCATTGATGATAATTTATGGATTAAAGTTCAAAGGCAATTAGATAAGAATAAAGATCTTGCACCTAGACTTGTTAATGGCAGCGAATATGGTGTATTTAATTCAGTACTTCATTGTGCTAAATGTGGTGGAAAAATGATTCAAAAGCAAGGTCATGTTTCTAGAAAGACTGGAGAAATTCTTCGTTATTATATATGTATAAATAAAATTAACCCAAGTGATAATACTTGTGATTCTAAAAACATAAGGCTTGATAAATTAGAAAAGAGTGTTATGAAAGAACTCTTTAAGGCTACTGATGATAAAGGCTCACTTATTAAAGCCATTGAGGAATATAAAAAATCTTTAGAATCTGAAGCTGTAGATAAAAGCAGTATTAAATCATATGAAAAGCAAATATCCCAAAAGGAGCTACAGGTAAAAAACTTAATTGATAAGCTTTCTTTAAATCCTAACATATATGATTTACTTTCTTCTAGAATTGAAGAATTGAATAAAGAGATTAAAGAATTGAAATTCAAAAAGTTTGAATTAGAAAATACTAATAGTAATTTAAAAACAGCTATTAAAGAAATCAATGCTTCTACTTCTATGCTTTTGAATTTTAAAAAGCTATGGGAAAATGCTGATTATTCTATGAGAAAGCTTCTTATAAATTCTTTTATTGATTATATTTCTTATAACTCAGATACTCAAGAAGTAGTTATAAAGCCATTTTGCACTAATAAAAAAAAAGGCGCTCTTTAATGTAGCGCCCAAATGCGCCTGCAGTTGCAGCAAAATCTATATTAGTTACCATATTGACATCTGTTTTTGGATTAATATTATTGTGTTTCATAGCATATTCAAAAGCCATTTCAGGGACACCACCTGGTCTTCCTCCTATAATATTTTTTCCTTTAATATTTTGCCACTTAAAATTATCTTCCTTAGTTCGTCCAACTAAAAAGGAACCATCTTTTTGAGTAAGCTGTCCGAAAAGTACCGGGTAGTCTTCTCTTCCTTGATTATTAATGTAAATAGTTTGTTCTGGTCCACAGAAACCGATGTCTGCTGATTTACTTAAAACTGCTTGCATAGTTTTGTCGGCACCTTGACCTGTTTGTAAATCAATTTCGATTCCATTCTCAGCAAAATAACCTTCCTTCATCGCAACATACATAGGGGCGTAAAAAACTGAACGTGTAACTTCATTTAAACGTACAGTTACTTTGCCTTCCTTAGTTTTACTATTACTACTACAGCCAAACATAGATATGGCAGTTACACTCGAAATCAATAAAGCAGTTAATACTTTTAATTTTTTCTTCATGAACAAAGCATCTCCTAATACTGTTTTATGATGTATCAT